CTGGTAATCATGATCGCACCAATCTTGAATCATCATTTTCATACCCAACACTATTGGGTGACAAAGGCTTTGATATAGTTGATATATTTAAGGTGGAGATTGTTGGGAATATAAGAATATCTCACCTATCTTATTTCCCAGAAGAGGGCTCATATAAAGAAAAGCTATTGTCACTAATCGCTACACTAGAAAAGGATTCTAATAAGTATTTTGATATCCTACACACTCATATTGGAATATCTGGAGGTCTATCCCACAAAAATGCTACCATAAATAAAGAGATACCAATTCAATGCTTTGAGTTCTTTGATAGAGTAAATTCTGGACATTACCATAATGCCAATGAGTTGGAAAATGATTTTGGAACTGCAATAAATTATATTGGCTCATCTCACGCTACAAATTATGGAGAAGACAATAACAAAGGATTCACCATTATATATGATGATGGCTCAATTGAATCTATCAACTCGGAATTTCCAAAGTTTGAAACTATAGATATTGAGGTGTCTGAAATAAGTGGCAAGTGGCTATCAAACACTAAAAAGCACATAGCATCAAGTGGAAATAACGTCAGATTAATTGTGAGTGGAGATGAGTCTGATTTGAAGAAGTTGAAAAAGCAGAAGTTTTCAGATATTGGCATCAAGAAAGTCATTAGGAAAAATGACAATGTTTCAATAGAGTCAGTAGATGATACGGTTGCGTTTGTTAGTTTAGATAAAAAAGCTGCTCTTAAGGAATATAGGAAGTTTTGTATTAATCAAGAAATAGATCCATCTTTTGGACTAGGTTATTTAGAGGGATAGTTATGTGGAATTTATCAAAATTAGAAATACATGGTCTTCAGTCATTTGGGGATGCTGAAATAGATTTTGTTGAGGGTGAGGTAGTAGTTATTTATGGAAAGAACTTAGATGTTGGACAAGAAAAGTCAAATGGCTCAGGCAAAAGTGCTTTCTTGGAAGGAATAGGGTTTGGGATTACAGGCTCTCCACTACGAAAAATAAAGATTGGTGAGTTGGTTAATGATGATGCAAAGTCTGCTCAAGTCTCTATTACGCTTACAAATAAGGGTCTTGGTGAAGATATGCTAATCGAAAGAATAGCTTATAGAAGCAAATCATCAGTAGCAAAGGTGTTCATAAATGGTGATGAGGTTGTCGATAAGACATCCACTGATGAGATTAATAAGTTTATTGCTGATAAGATTGGTATTAGTAGAGAGGATTTATTGAATTTCTTTATATTAACTGCATCAAAGTTCACACCATTTCTTGACTCATCAGACACCAAAAAGAAAGAGGTAATCAATAGATTCTCAAATGGTGTAATTGTAGACAAATCTATTTCAGATTTAGAGGAGGATAAGGCAGATGCATTTGAGGAGTTAAGTGAAATTAAGAAACAGCACACTTCTCTTTCATCAACATTAGAGGCATTGGAATCAACCTTATTTGAGACTGAAAATAGAAAGCCGATAGATTCAACTGAAGAGATTGCTAATATAAATGAGCTGATTGACATTTCTAAGAGAGGCATTAAGCATCTACTTGTTGAGATTGATAACGACAACTTGGACTTACAAGATATAATTGATGAGATTAGTGAATTGCCTACCTCAGACTTATTGGAGGAGGAGTTGGGCAAAGCGGAAGAAAACCTTGAGGCTAGAGAATCTGTTAGGCAGTCAATTAGGTCGGCAGCTCAAGAACTTAAGCACAACATATCTCACATTGAATTGAGAATTAAGGGCTCAATTGATTGTCCCAAATGTGGTCACGAATTTGATCCAACAGACAAATCATTTGATGTAAGTGATGCAGAAAATGCATTAAATAAAGCACGCACAAGTCTTTCATCTATCATAGATAATGGTGTTTCTGAGGCAAAAAAAATTGATTCTATTAAGGCAGCAATTGGTTCTTTAAATAGCAGAATCTCAAAGATTAGTCAAAATAAAATAGCACTAAATAAGGAGAAGTTTGATATTGAGAGAGATATTAGTTATAGCAAGTCCAAGATTGCCGATCATAAGAATAGGATTGAGTCATATGGCTTAAAAATAGAGGGGTTAAGCACATCAAATGAATCAGATGTTGTAACACCATTAAAAAACAAAATAGCTTCAACACAAGCAAAATTTAAGCCAGTTGATGAAAAGCTATCTGAATTGTCTGAGGAAGTTGGTGACTATGATGTTCAACTTGATGTATTTAAGAGATTCAAGTCACATCTAGCAAATATGAGCCTAAAGTCTATGGAAGCATTAACAAATGATTTCTTGTGTGAATTTGGTTCTGACATATTTATTCAGCTAACAGCTAATAAGAGACTAGCAAACAATAAAACTAGCGAAAAAATTAGCTCTATATTGGTTAGGAATGGAATTGATATTGGTTCATTTGGGAAAAGGTCTGGTGGAGAGAAAGCACTAATAAACCTATCGTTTGCAAAAACATTAAGTAGCCTAATCAATATGAATGCTGGTGAGAATAAGGGCTTAAATTTGCTTGTCATTGATGAGATTCTTGATTCTAGTGATGCAGAGGGTTTGACAAATATTGTCAGGGCTATGGAAAAGCAAGGGGATAGCGTATTATTGATAAGTCATATTCCATTGCCATCTTCTGTTGGTAGGATAGTTACGGTTGTTAAGGAGAACGATTTAAGTAGAATAGATTATGGAATTTGACCATGAGCCAAGAAATTTCTTTAAGTCAAATGAGGAGTGGAACTTTAGTTGGTATTTAGATGATTTAATGGACAAGGGATATGTTGATGATTGGAGCTATGAGTCTGAAATATTTGATTTAGCACTTCCAGTTAAAATACCTTGGAAGAAAAAACTAAAGACTAAATATAAAGATATGGAGATGCCATTCCTAAGAGAGTGTACATATAATCCAGACTTCAAGATATATTGGAATGAGAAAGCAAAAGGTGTCTTTTACTACAATTTGGAGGAAGAGATAACTGATCCAAAGACACTGCCATATTTTGCATCTCAGAAAGATATTTCTAGAATAGAGATAAAGCCTAACTTTGATTTTCAGAACAAAACGCAACAAGCAGTAATCAAGATTAAGTGGCTTATGCAACTTGGAACATTTGTTCAATTAGTGGTTCCAGCCCCAAAGGTATCTAAGGGTGGAAAGCTAAATCCATCAAATGCATTATTCAGTAGCACATTTATTCCAAGGAGATACGTTTATACTGATAAAAATATGTTAAATAGAAAGATAAGATTCAAGCATGTAACATTGAAACAATGGGAAGAAAAAAGATTACAAAATTAGTCACAGAGCAAGACAGATATATGTATGACAAGTACATAAAGCCATATCATCCTCTAATTAAGGGAACTGTCGCAAACATGACTCAAAAAGCATCAAACTACAGTGACAATTTTCAAGAAGTATGTATCTATTTGCTTAGGTACATACATACTCTTGACCCAACAAACAATGTTAAGAATTGGATAATAACTATAGTTAGGAGAGAGGTTGGCAAGTTAGAAGCCGCAAAGCCATCATATGTTGAGGCAAGGAAAGGTAGTGACCAAGAGTTTGTTACTGAGCACCATGGATATAAGAAGAAATATAGACCAGCATCAGCAAAAGACTTTGTTTCCTCAATTGATGATACCACATTTAAAACAAGCCCTAGCAACATTGATTTCAATAATGGTGTTGGAGAAAGGCTTATGTTACTGCTACAAAAACTAATGCCAGACTGCGATTTTGGCACAGGCACATTTAGGGAGGTTGAGGAATCTGTATCCAAAAGCAATGACATAGATATAAAGATACTTTTTCTAAAGTATTATCATGGAATAAGTGTCAGGGATATTAGTAGTGAACTTAGCATGAATGAGTCTGATGTAAAAAATGCTTTATGTAGAGCAAGAAATAGAATTAAGAAATCAAAATAATATGAACAAAAGTAGTGAAAAGTTTAATGCCAAGTTTTTGTTGTCACTTTTTTCAACAACATTAAGAGATAAGAAAGTTGCATCAATTGTTTCTTCACATTTAGAGCTAGATCATTTGCCAAACAAAGAGTATGGCAGCATCTTAACTCAAATTAAGAAGCATATGAAAGCTCATCAAAAAGCACCATCATTAAATTTACTTTACCAAAAATTTGATGATGATGATGAAATTTTCTATCTTTTGGAAGATATAGAGGATGTTGTTGTTGAGTTGTCTGTGGATGAGGTTATTGAAGAGCTTCAAGCATTTATAATCAATGCAAAGTTCATCCAAGAATACAAAGAGATGGGCAAGCTGTTCAATAAGGGTAAGAAAGATGAAGCGGTGGCAAGACTTGTTGGTCTATCTGACTCCTTTCAGAATTTCACAATAAAGAAGGAGACTTTTGATGCCGTACTTCAAGGCTTTGCAAAAAGAAATGTTGATGCAATTGCTGCGAAAGGACTAGATAACTCTAGCTACGACAGAAGAATCATGTTTGGTGTTGATGAGATAGATAAGCTTACAGGTGGCATAAAAAGTAAGCAAGTTGTATGTTATATGGCGGCATCTGGTGGTGGTAAGACTAAGGCTATGAGATGGGCAGCGGCAACTAATGCTAGACTTGGTGCAAACGTACTTCACATTCAGTTAGAGGGGTCTAGAGAAGAGGCGTTGGCTGGCTATGGTGCAACATTATCTGGAGTACACTCGTCTACTATTGAAAACGGTGGAATTGATGTTGAAAAACTATCAAAGCTTGAAACTGCATTTGGAAAGATAGAGGGGGAGATTTATGTTAAGACATTTGAGCAATTTGCCAAGTCACCATCTACAGCAGATGTTAGAGCAATGGTCAATGATGTTCAGAAAGCACACCTGCAAGATTGATTTAGTTGTTGTCGATTATTTGGAATTACTTACAACTGCTGATAGAGCGAATTGGAAACCAGTTGAAGAAAGACATAGGAGAACTCAAATTGCTGATGAATTAAAGGATATATCTGTTGAGTTTGACAATGTTGTTCTTACTGCAACACAAGCAAATGACATACCACCTTCAGACCTAAACAATCCAAACTTTATATTGACTAGACATAACGTTTCTGAGGCTAAAGGAATCATTAAGCCGCTAACAATGTTTGTAACAATAAATAGAACCATTGATGAGATTGGTGAGGATAAGTTGAGATTATTCATAGATAAGTCAAGATTTACTAGGGCTGGTCAAACATTTGAATTATGTAGTGATTATGGTGCAGATCGTTTTTACGACAGAAAAAAGACAATAGAATTGTTGGCTATTTCTGAATAAATATTGGGTGGAGTGTGATACTTCACCCTTTTTTCCGTTATAATATA